GACTTTTTTTATGAAGCAGTAGCTACAGGTATTATGGCAGGATTTCTTGCTTATGCTTATGAAAGGTTTAAAAAATAATGACTACTTCAGGAACATATGACTTTAACCTTGACATAGATGAGGTTATACAAGAAGCTAGTGAGATGATTGGCGGTGAAGATACCCTTGGTCACGAACCAGCTTCTGCACGTAGATCAATTAATCTTATGCTTAAAGATTGGCAGAACAGAGGTGTTCTTCTGTGGAGTACTTCTGTATCTAGTGTAACTGTATCGGCCAGCACTGCAACTTATTCTCTTTCCTCTTCTACTATAGATGCTCTGGAAGTTGTTCTTAATAGAGATAGCACAGACATTCAGCTTCAGCGTGTTACTCCTGAAGAATATCTTTTAATTCCTAATAAGACACAGACAGGTCGTCCTACTCAATACTCTATACGCAGAGAACGTGACAATCCTGTAATGTCTGTCTGGCCGCTCCCTGATAATTCTACAGATATTTTGAAGATGGAAATTATTTCTGAACTTCAAGATGTGAATAAATCTGCTATACAAAATGCAGACCTACCTAAAAGATTTTTGCCTTGCCTTACGTGCGGCCTTGCTTATTATATGTCAATGAAACGACCACTTGTTCCTGAGAATAGAATTATGATGTTAAAAGCAAACTATGAAGAACTTCTTATGAGAGCAATGGAAGAAGATAGAGAAAGAGCCTCTATGTTTATTCGTCCAAGACTAAGGTATGTTTAGTGGCTAGTAATAAAAATGCACTAGCTATGTGCGATACATGTGGGTTTGTATATCCACACCGTATAATGCAAATGAATAGTTATGGGATGCTGGTATGCCCAGAAGACTTTGAAGGACAGTTTGATCTGAAGAATCATCCTCAAAATCATGTGCCTGATGTAAGAGATAATCCAGCTATTCTTAATCCTCGTCCCGATACAGGTGGGCGTAATCTTACATGGAGTCAGGCCAGTACCGCATGGGGATCAACAGATAAGTATTGGAATCTAATATGAGCGACTTAACAAGCCAACTAATATCAAACACATATAAACAGATTATACTTGTTAGTTCTTCAACTAGCAATACTGGTGTAGACACTTCTCTGAAAGCAGTGCAGACAGGCGATGGTGTTAACACTGCTTTAAAGGTAGCTACTAATGCAGTACAGATTACTGGTGCATTGGGTGTGGGTGGTGCTGTATCTCTGGATGGAAATCTTCATGTAGATGACAAAGTATGTGCAAGTTCTTTTTATGGCGATGGCTCAAACCTTAGTGGTGTAACTGCAACAATTGCTGGTAATATATCAGTAAGCAATGCCACAGTGGGTGGTAATCTTTATGTAGGTGGTACTGCCACAGTTGCTGGTGCGGCACATCTACAGTCAAGTCTGTCCGTTGCGGGGGCTGCACAGTTTGCCAGTACGGTAACTGTAGTTGGTGCAGCACAATTTCAAAGCACCGTAACTGCTGTTGGTGCAGCTACTTTTAAATCTACAGTTACAGTAGAAAATGCAGCAGCCCTAAAAAATAATGTATCAGTTGGTGGTACATTTAATGTAGCTGGCGCTGCTGGATTTACTTCCAAGACTGACTTTAGCAATGATGTATCAGTCAGTGGTCGCCTTGATGTGAGAACATCTGCTTGTATTGGTGGAGTACTTGATGTTGAGGGTGTAGCTAACTTTGCAACCAATGTATCAGTAAGTGGTAATGTACATGTTGTTGGCAATGTAACCGCTGCTGCATTTTATGGTGATGGTTCTAATATTACAGGTGTTGCTGCTTCTATTGGTAATCTTCCAGATAGTGTTTCTATTGCAGGTTTCCTTAATGTTGGTGAAACTCTTGGTATTACAGGTGGTGCAACTTTTTCCTCTACTGTCACAGTTGTTGGTGCAGGTACATTTAAAGATGATGTCTCTGTAAGTGGTAATACTAATCTTGGTGGAACAGTAACAGTAGCTGGGGCAGTAAGTCTTGCATCAACTCTTAGTGTAGGCGGAGCAGCAAATTTTGCAAGTACAGTTACTATTGCTGGCGCTAATGTCCAAGCCGCTAATGCAAGAGTATGTGCTTCTTCTTACTATGGAGATGGGTCTAATCTTACAAATGTGCCAATTAGTGGAAACGTCTCTGTTAACAATGCTACAGTAGGTGGAAACTTGCATGTAGGTGGAACTGTAACTGCTGTAGGTGCAGCAATATTTAATAGCACTGTAACAGTAGTAGGTGCAGCACACCTTCAAAGTACAGCTTCAATAGCAGGTAATACTGTAGTTGGAGGCACACTTAGAGTTGCTGGAGCAACTTCATTGGAGGGTGCTGTTGATCTTAACAGTACGCTTACTGTTGCTGGTGCAGTATCACTTGCTTCTACTCTCTCAGTAGGTGGAGAAGCTAACTTTGGTTCAACAGTAACAGTTACTGGCGCAGTTAGCCTTGCATCAACTCTCAGTGTAGGAGGTGCTGCTAACTTTGCCAGTACAGTTACGGTAGAGGGTGCAGCACATCTTCAAAGCACAGCCTCAATAGCAGGTAACACTGTGCTTGGTGGCACTCTCAGGGTTGCTGGAGCAACATCACTAGAGGGTGCAGTTGATCTTAATAGCACACTTACTGTGGCAGGAGCAGTATCACTTGCTTCGACTCTAAGTGTAGGTGGGGCAGCAAACTTTGCCAGCACAGTTACAGTAGTAGGTGCTGCTCATCTCCAAAGTACAGCATCTATAGCAGGTGCAGCAGTATTTGGCAGTACTGTAACTGTAGTAGGTGTTGGTACGTTTAAGAGTAATGTCTCTGTAAGTGGTGATCTTGATATAGCTGGTAATGTATCAGTAGCTGGTACACTGTTTGCTGCTGGAGGAATAACTTACGATGGAGATGTTTCTGTTAGTGGTAATTTAGCTGTTGGTGGCAATACATCAATAGGTGGCACTCTTAGTGTTACAGGCGCAGTGTCACTTGCATCAACACTATCAGTTGGCGGTGTTACTAATTTTCTTAGCACAGTAACAGTTGCAGGTAATACAAGACTTGGAGCAATAGTTACTGTTGTAGGAGCGGCACATCTTCAGAGTACAGTATCAGTAGGAGGTGCTGCAAACTTTGCTAGTACAGTTACAGTAGTTGGCGCAGCACATCTTCAAAGTACAGCTTCAATAGCAGGTAATACTGTAGTTGGTGGTACACTTAGAGTTGCTGGAGCAACTTCATTGGAGGGTGCTGTTGATCTTAATAGCACACTTACTGTTGCTGGTGCAGTGTCACTTGCTTCTACTCTCTCAGTAGGAGGTGCTGCAAACTTTGCTAGTACAGTTACAGTAGTTGGTGCTGCACACCTTCAAAGTACAGCTTCAATAGCAGGTAATACTGTAGTTGGAGGCACACTCAGAGTTGCTGGAGCAACTTCATTAGAGGGTGCTGTTGATCTTAACAGTACGCTTACTGTGGCAGGAGCAGTATCACTTGCTTCGACTCTAAATGTAGGTGGAGCAGCAAACTTTGCATCTACTGTAACAGTAGTCGATGCTGCACATCTTCAAAGTACAGTATCAGTAGGTGGAGCAGCAGTATTTGGTAGTACTGTTACAGTAGTTGGTGCTGCTCATCTCCAAAGTACAGCTTCAATAGCAGGTAATACTGTAGTTGGAGGTACACTAAGAGTTGCTGGAGCAACTTCATTGGAGGGTGCTGTTGATCTTAATAGCACACTTACTGTGGCAGGAGCAGTGTCACTTGCTTCTACACTAAGCGTAGGTGGAGCAGCAAACTTTGCCAGTACTGTTACAGTAGTTGGTGCTGGTACGTTTAAAAGTAATGTTTCTGTTTCAGGAAATCTAACAGCAACTGGAACGGCTGTTAAATTTATTAATGCTGCTGTATGTGCATCTGCATACTATGGTGATGGTAGTAATATTACAGGTATAAATGCAGACGTAGGTGGAAATATTTCTGTTAGTAATGTTCTAGCTGGAGGTACGCTCAGAGTTGTAGGAGCAACTTCTCTTGAGGGTGCAGTTGATCTTAACAGTACACTTACTGTGGCAGGAGCAGTATCACTTGCTTCT